GGGAGATCCGCGCGGCCGCCATGGCCGGGAGCGGCATGCTGACCAGGGCCACGCCGGAGAGTATCCGGGAAATGTGCGCCCGGTGGGAAGCGAGCCGCGGCAAGAAGAACGAGGAGCCGGAGGAAGAGCCCGAGGAGACGCCGGAGGAAGAGCCGGAGGAGCCGGAAAACCCGGACGAAACAGAGGAAGAAGCCGGGGAAAATTCGGAAAACGCCGGGCAGGATGCCGCCCAGGGGGATGACCCCGGCGCGGATCCGGAGGAAGACGACCCGGAAGACCCGGAGGAAGAGCCGGAGGAGACGAACGATCCGGAGGATCCGGAAGAGGATGATCCGGAGGAGACGGACCCGGAGAAGGACGCGGAGAACGCGATCCGGACGGACATCGCCCGGCGGGCCGCCATCCTGGCCGGGCTGGAATGGCAGCAGTAAGACAGGCGCGCGCAACCTGAGGCTGGCGCCGGCCCCGCATGCTGCGCGCGGAATGGAGGGAGAACAGAGTGAAGCTGCACGAGATCATGAACCAGATCACCGCCCTGGGGGCGCAGATCCGGGCGAAGAGCGCCGCGCTGGCGAAGGACGCCCTGGATACCACGATCCCCCTGGCGGAGATCGAGAAGCAGCAGGCCGACATCGCGGACATGCAGAAGCGCATGGCCGCGCTGCAGGACAGCTACAACAGCGAGAAGGCCGGCACGGAAGGCCGGCTGAACCCCATTAACCCCGAGGAGAAAAAGGAGGAAAAGAAAACCATGAACGAGATCCGCAAGAGCAACGAGTACGCGCGCGCCTTTGCGTACGCCATGAAGCACGGCCTGAACGCCCGGAACGGCATGGGCAACGAGAAGGTGAAGATCCTGTACGACGCCCTGACCGAAGAGGGCGGCTCCCCTGCCGGCACGGACGGCGGCTTCCTGGTGCCCGAAGACATGGATCACCAGATCCGCGAGCTGAAGCGCCAGCTGAATCCCCTGTCCGCCCTGTTCAACGTGGAGACCGTGAACAGCTTCACCGGCTGGCGCGTGATCGACACCGCGCCCACCGCCGGCATGACGCTGGTGAACGAGATGGGCACCATCCCCACCGACGACCAGCCCGCCTTCGTGAAGGTTCCCTTCACCCTGGACAAGTACGCCCTGCGGCTGCCCGTTTCCAACGAGCTGCTGAGCGACGAAGTGGCCGGTCTGATGGCCTACCTGTCCCGCTGGTTCGCCCGGAAGCAGGTGCTGACCGAGAACGCGCTGCTGATCGCGGCCCTGAAGACCCTGACGGCCTCCACCATCGTGCCCAGCGGCACCGGCAAGACCGCCATCGACGGCTTCAAGACCGCCCTGAACAAGACCCTGGACCCGGCGATCAGCCTCTCCAGCGTCATCATCTGCAGCCAGAGCGCCTTTGACGCCATCGACCAGATCGTGGACGACCAGGGCCGCGGCCTGCTGCAGCCCAACCCGGCCAACGCCACCGAGATGCGGATCCTGGGCCGGCCCGTGCACGTGGTGGCCGACGCCTATCTGCCTAACGGCACCGGCACCGGTACCCCCGCCGAGATCTTCATCGGCGACGGCCGCGAGTTCGCCACCCTGTTCCAGAAGGACGGCTTCGAGATCGCGTCCACCGACATCGGCGGCAATGCCTGGGCGACCGACTCCACCGAGATCCGCGGTATCAGCCGGATGTGCGTGAGCAAGTTCGACGCGGCTGCCATGGTGCGGCGGAACATCGCCCTGTAAAAAGACCGGAAACAGCCCGGCGGGGTTTAAGGCCCGCCGGGCTGTTTAACAGGAGGCCAAAGATGCGGAGCAAGGAGAAGATCCAGGAACTGGAAGAGAAGATCCGGGAAATGGAAAAGCGGCTGAAGGCGCTGGAGGGAAAGGCGGAAGCCGGACAGACGAAGAAGGCCGCGGCGAAGAAATAAGACAGGAGTGAGACCATGGCCGATAGCATGATTGACAAGGTGCGTCGGTTTGCCGGAGCCGATCCGGACACGCCGGATGCCGTGCTGGAAATGTGCTACCGCGCGGCCGTGGAGTGGTACAAGGCAGCCGGAGTCAGTAACCAGGAGAACAGCGATCTATGGCAGTTCTGGGTGTGCAACCTGGCGGCCTGGATGTATGACAACCGCGGAAACGCGGATCCCAACGCCGCCGTGCCGGTGTACATAGTGACCAGCGTGCACGCGCTGCGGAAGGGCGGTGGAGGATGAGCAGGATCAAAGCGGGAGACCTCCGGCAGACGGTGACCCTGATCCGGCCGGACACCACCGAGGGAGAGCACCGGCGGCGGGCCACCGAATGGGTGGAGGTCGCCACCGTGCCGGCGGCCAAAAGCGACGTCAGCGGCCGGGAGTTCTACGCGGCCCACGCGGTGAACGCGGAGGACGTGGTGACCTTCACCATCCGATGGCGGGAGGACATCGACACCACCTGGCGGGTGCGCCACGGGGGCGTCGTCTACGGCATCCTGGAGGTGAACCACCTGGGCTACATGCAGGACTACATGCGGCTTAAATGCAGGGCCGTCATGGGCGGGGGTGTGTAAGCATGGACGAGCATGATCTGATCGACGAGCTGATCGACCAGCTGAACGACGGCGTGCCCGGCGTCACCTTCGACCGGGACGTGCTGGAGACCGACCGGCCGGAGGACTGGGGCGCGGTGGAGCTGACGGCGGAAGACAACAGCGAGTGGGCCGACGGGAACATGATCGACCAGGTGCTGGCGGCGGACGTCTGGCTCTGCAGCGGGAACCACGGGAGCCGGATCAAGCGGAAGGTCCAGGCTGTGCTGCGGAGATTCGGCGCGGAGTATGACGCCGGGTGGAAGCTGATCAGCCGGAACTACATTTATGACCTGGACAAGATCGTCTGGCGCTGGCGGGTGACCATGTGGGCCCCGCTGGAGGAGGATGAGGAAGAGGAGCCCCAGGGGACGGAGACCGGAGAGGATGACGGCTGATGGCGACCGTGCGGGTGAACGGGTTTGAGCTGCTGGAAGGGCAGCTGCAGCGGATGGGCCGGCCGATGATCAAGCAGATCGTCGAGGCCGGGAGCGCCGCCGCGGAGAAGCGGATGGCCGCCCAGACGGAGAACGCCGGCCACGGGAGCCCCGGCAGGAGCCGGAGGGCCACGGGCGAGATGCTGGCCAGCATCGGCCGGAATGAATACCGGGAATGGCTGGGCGGCGGCGCCCAGGACGTCTATCCCCTGGGCGAGGACCACAAGGGCGTCCGGAACGCGACGAAGGCCTACGTGTTGAACTACGGCCGGGGCCGGCGGCTGCGGGGGGATAAGTTCATCACCGGCGACACCCAGGCCGAGGAGATCATCACCCAGGCCATGCAAGCGGAAAGCGACCGCCTGGTGGAGGAATTAAACGGATAAGGAGGACCATAGAAGATGGCCAAGACAACTTGTAAAAAGTTCACCTACGCGAAGTACAGCTCCGGCGGTGACGGTTCCGCGATCGTCTACACGGGCGGCGTGATGATGGATGACTACCTGGCCAAGGTGGACATCAACGAGGAGCGCACCGACGAGAAGGAGTACGCGGACGGGCACCTGATCGACAGCGAGAAGATCCCCACCGCGGTGACCATGGTGCTGGAGCTGGTCAACAACAACGCCCAGATCAAGAAGGACGTGCTGGGGCTGGAAGAGGGCGCCGACGGCGAGATGCAGCTGACGGAGAGCGACCCGCCCTTCGTGGGCGCCGGATGCCTGATGGCTAACCGGTTCAAGGGCAACATCACCTGGGAGGGCTACTGGATTTACAAGACCCAGTTCGCACACCAGGGGATCAGCGCGGAGACCAGGCGCGACCGGACGGCCTTCGGGCACGACAGCATCTCCGGCGACGGCGTGGGCGTGCAGCTGGCAGCGGACGGCAAGGTCTGCTTCTACGCGCACAAGGACGGCATGACCGAGAGCGCCGCCATCGCCTGGCTGAAGGGCCACGCGGGGATCACGCAATAAGCGGAACCGCGCACGCTACCTGAGGCCGGCGCCGGCCTCGCGCACCGCGCACGAGCAAGGAATCGCGCACCGCGCACGAGATGGCCGGAGGGCTGAGGCCTTCCGGCCTTTTTTTAGTATCAGGAAAGCGACGGGACAGGAGGACAGGAAAATGGCAAAGATCACGATCAAGGGCGTGGAGTACAACCTGCGGATGACCCTGTGGGCCAGCGAGCAGATCGAGAACGAGTTCGGGGACCTGAAGGACGCGCTGAAGAAGTTCCGGAAAGAGCGGAAGATCAGCATGGTGAAAAAGATGTTCCGGATCATGGCCAACGCCGGGCGGAAGAGCGAGAAGAAGCCGATGGACGTGCCGGAGGACGTGCTGGACGACTGCACGCTGGGCGACCTGGACCGGGTGGCCCATGCACTGCGGGACGCCATGGACGAAACCATGCACGCGGAGACCGTCGGGGGGAATGAAGCGGACGACGAGCCGCAGGACGCCCTGGCGGCTGAGTACGAAGAAAAAAACGGGTGAACCGGCGGGGGCGGCGGGTCCGGGAGTATTACGGATTTGCGCTTATCGCCGGGATCAAACACGAGGACGCGGAAGATATGCTGATCGGGTACGTTTTAGACATGTACATGATGCGGCTGAGATATGACGCGAAGCTGGCCGGGGCCAGGCTGGAGCGGAATCTGCTGGGATGATTCGCAGCGGAGAGACGGAAGACGGAAGGGGCTCCAGCTTTGCGGAGGTTTTGGCCTGACGGGGCTCCGGGCCTCCGGATGAGTAAAACGGACGGCCGGAAGGCGGAAGGGCCCAGAAGGGCCAAAAACGGGCAAAAACGGCACGCCCTGACCGGGGGACGAAACCGGGGCGGATGCGGCAGGGAGGAACGGAGAACATGGCAGGCGGAAAGCAGATTAAACAGGAGATCGTTCTTAGCGGTGAAAAGCAGTACAACGCCGCCATTAAGGAGGCGCAGCGGAACCTGAAGACCCTGCAGACCGCCCTGAAGGCCGAGACCGCGGAGATGGGCAAAAACGCCACGGCCCAGCAGAAGAACGAGGCCAAGGTCAAGAGCCTGAAGGAGCAGATCAAGGAGCAGGAGAAGATCGTCCAGACCCTGCGGGAAGCCCTGGCGGCAGCGAAGGAAGAGTACGGGGACAACGGGGCCGAGGTGGCGCGGTGGGAGCAGAAGCTGAACAACGCCCGGACCACGCTGGCGAACATGCGGAACGACCTGGAAGGGGTCGGCAGCGGGTTTGACACCGTAAGCACGGACGCGGCCGCGGCCACCGTGGCCACCAAATCCGTGGCGGACGCCCTGGGGAGCATCGGGGACGCCGGCGAGAGCGTGAGCGGGGCCATCGAGAACATCTTTTCCGGGATGATCGACGCGGTGACGGACGCCGTGAGCGAGCTTTGGGGACTGATCAGCGAGACGGCGGCGAAGGCTAACGACTGGGGGGACATCGCTGGATACTGGGGCACGGACGCCCAGACGATCCAGCAGTACGCCCGGGCCGTAGGGGCCAGCGCCGACAGCTTCGAAGACCTGCAGAGCGCGGTCAGCAAGATCGTGCTGGGCGGCAAGGGCAAGAAAATCACGGAGCTGGTGGGGATCAGCGACGTGAACTACGTCAACGAATGGGACTACGCCATGGCGGTCATGGACCAGCTGTATCGGATGAGCGCCAGCGGAAAGGACATGACCCCGATCTACGAGCAGATCTTCGGGGAGAAGAAGAGCACCAAGGTCATGGACCTGGTCAACGACTGGAAGACGATCCAGCAGTACCTGCCCCAGTTCAACGGGAACGACACCGGCTACGGCATGAGCGACCAGGAGCTGGCCACCATGGACGAGCTGTGGGTGAAGATCAACGCGATCGATGAGAAGTGGAACGCCATCAAGGAAAACTTCGCGGCAGGTTTTGGCCAGGTGAGTCTGGACTTGCTGGTGAACGTGGAGGGAACGCTGGACGGGATCGCGGACTACCTGAACGCCACGGACGACAGCGGGCGGGAGGCGGCGCTGGAGAAGATCCGGACCAACGTGGAGGAGTTCTTCACGAAGCTGGCGGACATCATCCGGGAAAGCATCGGGATCCTCCGGGACGTGGGCGAAGGACTGCAGGAGAGCGACGACCCGCTGACCGGGGCCATCGGGAGCATCCTGGTGAGCCTGGCGGACAGCCTGCAGTGGATGGTGGATAACCAGGAGGCCGTGAAGGGCGCCTTTGAGGCCATCTTCGGGGCCTGGCTGATAGCGAAGCTGGCAGCCGTGGCCGGGCAGCTGGGGAGCATCCTGCTGCAGATCGAGGCGGTGAAGGCCTTCAAGGGCGTAAGCGCGGCGACGGGGGCCGCGGAAGCGGCAGCGGCGGGCTCGACCGCCGGAGCCAGCTGGGGCGCGGCCTTCGGGAGCGCGGTCATGAAGGCGGTTCCGTGGCTGGCGGGGCTGCTGGTCTTTATTGAGAACGCCATCACCGAACAGGGAAACGACGACATCCTGGACGAAAACGGCCAGCTGACCGAAAGCGCGAAGGAAGCCGGGTTCTACACGGACGAGGACGGAAAGATCCAGAACACGATCATGCAGCCGCAGGTCTGGGACGTAGGGCCGCAGCAGGAGCCGAAGACCGCGGAGGAGACGATGCAGGAGATCGGCGGCGGGCTGGACGCCAGGCAGCGGGCCGCGCTGGAGAGCTGGTGGGACGCCTACCGAAAGGATCCCACCGGGGACGGGTCGGACAGCGCCTGGGCCGGGGTCGAGGAGGCCTTCGGCGAAAACACGGAGCTGCTGGATCGGATGAGCGACGCCATCGACGACTGGCTGACCCGGGGCGGAAACGAGGACTACGGCCGGGAGAACTTGCTGGACGCCGTGCAGGCGGCCGCGCAGGCGGCCGTCGAGGAGATCGTCGAGGACGTGGACCTGGACGCGCACACGGCCGAGGAGAAGAGCGCGGCCATCCAGGACTGGTGGGACGCCTACCGGAACGCCACCCTGGGTACCGACACCTGGGAGGAGGAGGGCAACGCCTTTAACTGGATGACGGAGGTGCTGGGGGACGGCTTCGGGGACGTATGGGACCGGATCATGCAGAAGCTGGACGAGACGGAGGACCAGACGAGCCTGGAGGACCTGCCGCTGGACTGGTACACCAGCCTGACGGGCGGAAGCGGCGCGGATACCAAAAACGAGAACGGGATCACCGGGGCGGACCTGCGGAACTTCAACGGCCTGCCGGCGCTGATGCAGAGCGCCGTGGCCAGCGGGGCCGCCAGCGGGGTCTCCGGCATCAAGGTAACCCTGGACGGGACGACGGTGGGCCGGCTGGTGGCGCCGGTGGTGAGCGAGATCATCGGCGGGCAGATCGTGGCCGCCAGGAACGCATAAGCAGAAAGGGAGAATCCGGATGATTCTGAAGAGACGGGCGGCACTGGACGGGGTCCAGCTGGACAGCATCGACAGCCGGATCCTGATCCAGAAGATCGAGCCGGCGGCGGGCAAGGAAAGCATCGACGCCACGGCCCTCTGGGGTGGCAGCGGGAGCCGGGTGACCGGGATGCACCGGGACAGCCTGGACATCGTCGTGAGCTTTTCCATTAACGAAAAGAGCTACCGGCCCCAGGCGCGGGCCGAGGTGCTGGAAAAGGTGAACACCTGGGCGGCGCTGGGGGGCTGGCTGACGGTCAACTATAAGCCGGGGCGGCGGATCCGGGTGATCGCGGCGCAGCTGCCGGGAGAGGGCGACGCCATGCAGCGGAACCAGTACAGCATCACCTTCCGGGCCTACGGGGTCCCCTACTGGCAGGAGGAGAGCCCGGTGAAGGTCCGGACCACCGCGGCCAGCGGGCGGATGAACTTCGGCGTGAACGGGAACCAGGAGACCGTGATGGAAGCGACTTTCAAAAACACGAGCGGGAGCACCATCAATACCCTGACCATCACCGCCGGGAAAAGCAGTATCAGCTTCACCGGGCTGGGGCTTAATAACGGGGAGACCTTCAAGCTGGACCATTCCGACGACGGGAAGCGGAGCCTGCTGCGCTGCCGGATCGGGAGCCGGAGCGTGATGGCGAAGCGGACCGCGGGCAGCAGCAATGACCTATTCATCGACCCCGGCGTCCAGGCCGTGAGCTATACGGCCGGGGGGAGCGGGATCATGGAGCTGAGCTGCGCCGGGCGTTTTGGATAAGGAAGAAAGGCAGGCGGACAGGATGGAGCCGAAGCTGGAGATCATCATCACCCACTGGCGGGAGCCCTGGGTGGTTTGCGAAAAGATGTTTCAGATGATGGACGTGCAGCGGGCCATGACCCGGGAGGAGTGCGCCGTGACGGTGGTCCAGGACGGAGAGACCCGGAAAATGGACGCCGCTATGCTGATGCGGAGGTATCCCTTCGTGCAGCGGGTGATCCACGTGCCGGAAGGGGGCGTCAGCGCCGCCCGGAACGCGGGGCTGGACGAGGCGAAGGGCGAATGGGTCATGTTCGCGGACTGCGACGACATGCTCTACAGCGCGGACAGCCTGCGGCGGATCCTGGACACCATCCGGGACAAGGGCGACGGGGCGGACCTGATCTGGGGGCACATGGTGATCGAGAACCGGGACAAGGCCGGGCGGTACGTCCGGAGCGTGGACGGGTGGAATTTGACCTTCATCCACGGGAAGATCTGGCGGCGGGCCTGGCTGAAGGAGAAGAAGATCCGGTTCACGGAGGGGATGGCCTACAGCGAGGACAGCTTCTTCTGCGCGGTGGCGGGGATGGAGCTGGAGCCCGGAAGGGTGAAGGAGATCCCGGAGCCCATCTGGATGTGGTGCCTGAGGGCCGGGAGCTGCACCAGCAGCCCGGAGAACGAGGGACGGAACCGGGAGCACATCGCCTGGCACCGGGTGATGCTTCCCCAGGTCGCCATGGAGCGAAAGCCGGAGGAAGCGCCGGCGAAGGCCTGGAGGGGAATCTGCGACGCCTGCGTCGAGTTTGCCTCCGGGAAGATCCCGGAAGAGAAGCGGGAGAAATTAGCGGAATACTACACGAGGGAGCTGATCATCCCCTGGGAGGAGGACGTCGGGCGGATGGACCCGGAGGAGAAGGAGAAGATCCTGGGGATCAGCTGCGGCGCGGCCCGGGGTATGTACGGCTTCGGGGGCGCGGTGAACGTCCAGAGATGGATGGCGAGAATGAAGAAGAAGTACGGATTCGGAGGGGCTGCGGATGATCCTGTTGAGCGGGCAGAGCCTGACGCCGGCGCGGAAGCTGAGGCCGGAGGCGCTGGGGCTGAACCTTGAAGAGAAGAAGAGCACGGCCACCCTGGAGCTGGGGCCGGAGGATCCGGAGATCGCGGTAGGCACCTGGATGCTGGACGACGAGCCGGGATGCGGCGAGGGCATCGTATGGCGGGTTCGGTCCGCGGACATGAACTACAACACGGAGACCCGGTCGCTGTCCCTGGAGCACATCATCAACACGCTGCAGGACCAGGTCCTCTTCGGCGAGACCACCTGGGAGGACATCGCCGGGGCCGGGGCCAGCGCCTGCAGCGCGAAGCAGGCGATCCAGTATGTGCTGAGCAAACAGAGCCTCTGGCGGCTGGGAGACTTTGATTTTGATGATATCGCCTGGCCCTACCAGTTTAACGGGGACACGCTGTACTCCGCGATCCAGACCGTCACCAACAGCTGCCCGGACAGCTGCTGGGAGTATGACCTGAGCCGGATCCCCTTCCGGCTGCACGTGCGGCGGATCCCGGACGAAACCACCTGCGAGATGCGGGCGGGGCGGAACGTCAAGACGCTGAAGCGGGTCATCGACCGCAGCGGGATGTATACCCGGTTCTACCCCATCGGGAAGGACGACCTGCATCTTTCCGGGGAGTATATCAGCCGGAACGAGAGTACCTACGGCATGGTGGCGAAGGTGGAGACCTTCAGCGGGGCGGAGACGGAGAGCGCGCTGCGGAGCTGGGCATGGGAGCGGCTGAAGCGGCACTGCCAGCCGAAGGTGACCGTCACCATCGGCGGGCTGGAGCTGAGCGAGAGTACCGGGGAGCCCCTGGACAAGCTGACGATGAACCGGAAATGCCAGGTGCCGCTGCCGGAGTTTTCCACCACGATCGCGGAGCGGATCATCCGGATCCGGGTGCCGGACAAGGTCCGGAAGAAGGAAGAGGTCACCGTGACGCTGGGGAACGAGCTGCCGGACCTGGCCAGCATCGTCGGCGAGGTGGAGAAGGAGCAGGCCAGCGGCAGCAGCGGCGGCGGCCGGGGCGGCATGAAGAAGGCCGGCGAGGACCACGCCTGGTTCGTCGACACGGACACCCACGTGGGCATGGTGGCCGAGGCCATCATCGGGCACGGGCCGGACGGGGTGGACTGGAGCCGGGTCGCCGAGGTCATCGTGGACGGGGACGGCATCCACAACCGGGTCACCCGGGCGGAAGGATACCTGGTCACCATGGAGGCGAAAATCGACCTGACGGAGGAGAAGCTGCGGGCCGAGTTTAACAACATCGCGGACAGCCTCCGGAGCGAGCTGGAGATGAGCGCGGAGAGTTTGCGGGTTGAATTTGAGAATCTCAATAATTCGACCCGGAGCGAGCTGCTGATTACCAGCGAGAGCCTGAGGGCGGAGTTTGAGAACCTTAACAACAGCACGAGGAGCGAGCTTCTGATCACCAGCGAAAGCCTGAAGGCCGAGTTTGCGAACGAGATCAACTCCACCAGGTCGGAATTTATAATGACCAGCGAATCGATGCGGGTGGAATTTGAAAATGAAGTTGAAAGCGTGCGCAGCCAGGTCGAGCAGACAGACCGGAGCTGGAAGGCCAGCGTGGCAGGCGTAGCCGGAGCGGACGGGAAAGTGACAGCCGCCAGCATCGGCGTGGCGATCAATGACGACGGCAGCTACGCCTATATCGATGCCGAGCATATCCTGATGGGCAGTGATCAGACTGCGGAGGTCGTAATCAACAGCCTCGTTACCAGGGTCAACACCCTTGAGGCAGAATCCATTACCACAAACAATCTGAGCGCAAAAATCGCGGATCTTTCGACGGTGAGCGTGAACGCGCTGACCGCTGCCGGCAATATCAGCGCGAGCGGCGCCGTCATGGGCTCCGGCGTTTATATCGGATCCTCCGGAGCCTACACGGACGTCGGGAACGCCATCGCCACGTTCGGCGTCGCGCAGGAAAACGACGGATCCATCACGATCCCCACCACAAAGCTGAACGGGGGCCAGGGAGCGCCTATAAATTTTAATATAGCCGCCACGCAATACTTCATCGACGGTGTGGCGGCGAACCGAGCTTCTGACGTGGGCAGCGTGCAGACCACGGAGGAAACAGCGATCCAGCAGCTGAGCGAGTACAACACGAAGTACAAGATCCAGACCCGTTACAAACGATACAACGGCACCTGGGCCAATGGCAGCGGCTACGTTGTGCTGACGCCTCCAGATAGGTTTCAGGAAGGATACGACACAGGAAACGCCCACAGGGGCTCCGACGTCGGCAGCGTGGCGACGACAACGGAAACCGCCGTCCAGCAGCTGAGCGAGTACAACACGAAGTATAAAATCCAGACGCGATACCAGAAGGCGGACGGAACATGGGCCAACGGCAGCAGCTACGTGGTGCTGACTCCGGTGGACAGATACCAGACGGGGTACAACGCCGGAAAGCCCACGGGCGCGACGCTTGGGAGCAAAACCGCGACAACGGGTATCTATTACAACGTGCTTGTAACCAAAGGCGACGGAGGCCAGCAGGCTTTTGAGGTTGACCTGAGCGATGCGTATACGGCAGCCAGGAGCGGCTACACGCTCGGCACGTTCACGCTGGCAAGCGTAACACTGGAAGGGGCCGCCTACGGAGACATTACGCCCATCGGCACCAAGGTGACGCCGACGAAATACGATGTCACGCTGCAGGGCAGCTCCGTAAGCGTGGACGAAAGGTACTCGACCGCATACAAGACATCCACGCTTGGATATTATCCGAGGGGATCCAAGTACAGCGGGACGCTGTATACCAACGGAACAAAAGAATATACAGGTACCTTGTATGTTGGAGGGAGCTATACGGAGGTCACTGTAGTCGGAGGATCGCCCGGGGTAGGCGTGAACCTATACAAGAACAAGGGCACGCACACCTACAGAAACAGCGGAAACGCGGCGACCTACTACGACGTCGGCTCTTCTACGGTCTTATACAAGGCAGGGACCAAGATCACAGGACTGCGAAAAGCCGGCACTGTCAATTCGACAACCTATTACACAAAGAGCTAAGGAGGGGTAAAACTATGAAAATCACACTTATTCAGGCGGAGAAGGCCTACCTGGCCCTGGAGACCCTGAACAATCAGCTGCTGCCCTGCCGGATGGCGAAGGCCATCTGCGACAACCGGAACGAGCTGAAAAACCAGGTTGATTTTCTGATCATGGAGGAGCGAAAGGCCGTGGAGGTCTACGGGGCTGTCGCATGCGGGGGGAACGCCTTCAAGGTTCCCGACGATGAGGACAAAAACCTCGAATTTTTGCAGAAGATCCGGGAGCTGCACGAGATGGACGTGGAGATCCCCATCACGGTCATCCCTGAGGAAGAACTGCTATCATGCGCGAAGATGCGCCCGTCGGAATACGACGATATCAGATTCATGCTGACTAATGAGTAAGGAGGAGAAAAACATGAGTTTTGAGGAACTGGTCCGGACCGCAAAGCAGGCGATCATCGCCAGGGATCCCCAGCTGGACGAGAAGAAAATCCAGCTGCTGTGGACCGGCAGCGCCATGAACGTGCTGAAAGTCTGCTGCTACGCCGCCGGGAATCTGTACATCGTGACGGTGGACAGCCTGACCGGCGCCGTGAGCTGCGAGAAGTACGTCCGGGCGGAAGAGAACCAGGAGGAGACCTAAAACGGGGAGGTGATGGGAAAATGTTCAAACTTGCGGACGACAAGCGGATGATCCTGATGCACAAGGGGAACACCGGGACCGTCCGGATCCGGCTGAAGGGCTACAGCTTCGGGAATAACGACCGGGTCTACTTCTGCATGGCGTATCCCAACGGCACGCCGGTGAAGGAGGCTATCTGCCAGGTGGTGGACGGGTGCATCGAGATCCCCTTCGTCAATACGGACACGGACTATCTGCCGGCGGGAGACTATCCCTACGCCATCACGGCGGCGACGGATCCGATCTACGACAGCGAGCAGAAGATCGTCAACGGCAGCGGCGTGAGCACGCCGGAGGATGATCATGTAATCCGGATCAAGCCGACCACGGCGCTGATCTGACGGAGAGGAGGAAGAACGGCATGGCAGGGAACGGAATCGACGTGGAGGTCAATCCGACGATCGAGATCGAGATGGAGGTTGACATGGGCAGCGCCGCGAGCGAGAACAACGCGGAAGCCTGGGCCGTGGGCGAGCGGAAGGGCGTGCCCGTCAGCGAGACCGACCAGACCTATCACAACAACAGCAAATACTACGCACAGCAGGCCGGGGCCATCATCGAGGAGGCCGCGGAGGAAGCGGTCCGGCAGGCCGTCGAGGAAGCGGTCCGGCAGGCCGTGGAGGCGGAGACGAACGCGGCGGAGAGCGCGTCCGACGCTGAAGCCTGGGCCGTTGGCCAGCGCGGGGGCGAGGCCGTACCGGAGACGGACCCCACATGGCACAACAACGCCGCCTACTGGGCCGCCCAGGCGCAGGGCATCGCGCTGGCGGATAACTACCGGCTGCTGGCGGAGATGCTGCCGGGGACCACGCAGGAGATCACCTTCGACGCGGACGGGAACGTCCAGAAGATCATGCACAAGGCCGGAGCCACCGTAGAGCGGGAGGACGTGTTCACCTTCGGGACGGACACAATCACCGAGACGCGGACGCTGGACACCGGGGACGTGCTGACGATCGAAGGAAAACACGTCCTC